CATGCGCCTCGGCCAACAGACGTTCGGCAAGGTCCAGCCGCAGGGCGGGAGGTTCCAGGGCAAGCCGTCCTGCCCCGGCCACGAGATCATCCAGCATGCAGCGCCGCATCAGGTTAGCCCAAGGCCAGCCCGACCGCGGGGCCAGCGCCAAAACTGCTCGATAGCTGCGCCACTTCGATCATCGTCGCAGGACTAGCGCCATCCACGCCTTGCATGGCGGCGGTATAGGTCCATGTCGGCGTGCTGGTTTGCACATCTCGCACCAATGCGGCACCATTGCGGATGCGCAAGCGGTAGCGTTCCGCCTCCTCGCCCAAGGGCACCTCGGGCGATTGCCAACTGTCACCATCAATGCGCGTTCGGCGGATCCAGTTGATCGCCACATCACTGCCTGCGGCACCGATCTTGCGCAGATGGCACACCGAATAGGGCCGCAACCCTATGCCGTTGAAGGCCTCGCTTCGCGCCACCACCCCGGGCGCGTCATAACTGCGCGCAGCATCGCCGATCCGGTAGTTCCGCGTCAAACCGCGGGCCGATTGCGGCAGGTTGATCTGTTTCAAGGCGCTGTCCAAGACCACGACAAGACTGCCTGCGGGCCAACTCTCTGGCATCACCCCATCCGTCCCAAGCTGGCCGCGCAATCGGTGTCTGATCTCAAAGGTCGCCGGAGCGACCAAAGCGGCATCGCGAAATTGAACAATCTCCCAGTTGTCCGGGCTGCCATCGCCAATCGCCAAGACATTCGCCCCTGCCAGCACGGCCAGTTCTTCGGCCGAGGTCAGGTTGCCACTGCCCATCCGCACACGAAGAGCCGGGCCGTGCTCCCATCTGGCGGAAGGACCGCGGCCCAGTGCTGTTTCGGTGACGCCAATAAACGCGGGCCTTTCAAGCAAGGTATTGACGCTAAAGCCAGCCTGCGTCGCCGAAGACCAGATCGCCATGCGTCCCGGCCAAGGTTGCGCGGCGATGGCAAGATGCGGCACATGCGGCTTTTCAGCCCCGGTCAGCAGCGGCAGGTCCAGAAACACAGCAAAGGGCGGTGTCGGTGGCTGATACGGCTTCCACGCCGTGGCCTCGGGGTCGATGCGGGGGGCGCGATAGACGGCCGGATCAATACGTACCGCCTCCAATGCCTGCGCGCTGGTCAGTTCGCACCGATCAACCCTATATCGTTTGCCATCCAGTTCCACCACCGACCCTGCCCCGATGTCACGGCGCGAGGGTGGCAGGCTGAACCGCAGCGTATCGCGGGCCAGTCGCGCCTCGACCAACCAGCGCTCTGCCATCGCGGCAGCCTCGCCATTCGTCAGAGCCAGCGGCAAATCGGTTTGCGCGACCACCTCGCCAGTCGCATCCGGCAGGCTTGCCGCCACGGCCCGAACCGCAAAATCACTTTCGGCCTCAAGATAAATCAGCCGCAGGTGGTCCTGCATTTCGGCCTCGCCCATCCGGCCAAGCTCGGCGACCTCGGCACCCTCGCCTTCGGCAAAGCCCTGCCGATCCAGCGCAATCGCCGAAAGCCCCGAACGCGGCACAAAGCCCAAGACGCCCTCACGCTCCACCGCGTCAACCGCATTTGCCTGCATCAAAGGTTGCAGCACGGCGCGCGCCGAGGTCACATCCGTCAGGCCATAGCCCCTGACCACCCCCAGCGCCTGATCGGTATCCACATCGGGCAGGCCGGATTTCTCGCACAGCTCGGAAATCACGGCCGCCAAGGATTGGTTGGCCGATCGGCCGTTCAGCCAATGGCCGGTTTCAAAATTGGCGCCATCATCCCACAGCGGTTGATTGACCGGAAAGACCGGAAAGGGCCGCGCATCCCAAGCCCAAGCCAACGAATGGTCAAAATCAAGCATCGGTCCCGGGTAGAAAAGCGATGTCGGGTTGTTTGCCGGGTCCCGCCAAAACCGCGCCATCGCCGTGTAATAGGCCATCTGCACCAGATCGTCCCGCTGCCCGGTCGAATAATGGGGCAAGGCTGATTCCGATGATTTCGGGTCAAGGAACTTGTTGGGCTGATTGGTGCCCTTGTCGATGGCCGCACATCCATATTCGGTAAAGCGGATCGGCTTTGACTGCGGCACCCAAGCAGTTGGAACCGCTTGCCGCACCCCATTGATGCGCGGATGATGTTGGCAACTCCACCAATTGCGCAGATCTTTGTACCGATAGACCCACGGCTCACCATGCGCGCCATCGGTGATCGGGGTGCGGGTCTGTGTCGCCTGATCCGCCGCACTGGCGTAATACCAGTCAAACCCTTCGCCGCCCGCTATGTTTTGTTGCAAATAGGCCGGATTATGGATGGCCGTCCACGCGCTGTCGGCATGGGTTTCGCCTTCGCGCCAATCCGAAAGCGGCATGTAATTGTCGATCCCAATGAAGTCGATATTGCTGTTCGACCACAAGGGATCCAGATGGAAATAGACATTGGAATTGGCGTGATAGCCGAAATATTCTGACCAATCCGCAGCATAGGTCAGCTTGCATTGCAGCCCCAGAATGGCGCGAACGTCGGCGGCCAAGGCAATCAGTTTCGCGACCGCTGGAAAATTATCGCCCGCGCCACGGATCTGGGTCAGCCCCCGCATCTCGGATCCGATGCAAAAGGCCTCCACCCCGCCAGCAGCGGCGCACAGATGCGCGTTGTGAAGAATAAAACGCCGATAGCTCCATTCGTTGGGGCCAGAATAACTGATCGTGGTGCCCGAACGTGAGAAATGCGCGGGACTAGCAGTGCCGAAGAACACCTCCACTTCCGCTGTTGCGGCGGCAGTGCGGTCGGGTGTGCCGGGCTGCCCCGGCGCGATCGAGGTGGTGATCCGCCCGCGCCAAGGCAATTTGGGCTGGTCGGCAGCACCGGTCCAAGGGTCATAAATCCCATTGTCGGCCGTCTGATCCATCAGGATGAACGGATAAAAGGTCACATCCTTGCCCGCTGCTTTCAACGCCTGAATGGCCTCGATCACGGCCTGATCGGTCGGCGTGCCGCCATAAATCGACCGCCCGTTCACCTGCGGCACCATCTCGGCGGCGGTACGGGTGATCCCGCCCGACCGCCAAGGCATGGCCACCCCTTCCATGGTCTTTTGCTCCACCTTGGGGCGAATGGTACATGTCCCGCACCGCAGGTCATCACCGAACCATGACACGACCAACGACGTGGCCCCCACCCCCGGCATCTCGTCGCGCAACTGTTCAAGCGACAGCGCAAAGTCAGTCTGGTCGGTCGGCATGTTCACATTGGCCGAACGGTTGACGCCCGGGGCGATTTCGTAATGCACCGGGGTGGTGGCCAGCGCATATTCCCCCGTACCAGGGATCATGCACACACCGGGAATGGTCGCCGCCAGATCCTCTATCACCGGAACGGCGGCCGGATCGGCCGCCCGCACCACTTCAAAGGTGAATTGCGGCACGCGGTTGCCATAGGCCGCAAGCTCCAGATCCTCGAACACCACATAGGCAATGCCGCGATAGGCCGGGGCTTTGCCCGCCCCCTCCACCGCGGAAATCTTCGGATCGGGCAATTGGGTTTCGGTGCCCTTGTAGATCCGCATGTTCAAGGTGTTGGTGGAAATCTCATTGCCGTCCGCCCAAACCCGGCCCACCCGGCGAATTTCGCCCTCGCACAGCGCAATCGCCAAACTGACCGAATAGCTGAATTCCGTGGTTTTGGGTGTGCCACCGCCCTTGCCGCCCCCGCCGCTTTCCGTGACAGTTTCCTTGAACCGTGTCGCCCAGATCACCTGTCCGGCAAGCCGCACCCTGCCCCAGGCGCGCGTCACCGGCGTGCCCTCGCTGGCGCCAGTCAGGCGAAACCGCTCGATCTTGCCGACCTCGACCGCCTCCGACCCACCCCCAAGGATCTTCTGGTCAATGGCGCGCCCCAAGGTCGCTCCGACCGCACGCCCGATCACGGCCCCGGACAGACCCAGAACCGTGCCGCCAAAGCCCGAGCCGATGGCCGCGCCTGCGGCCGACAAAAGGATGGTTGCCATGGATCAAATCCCTTCAAGGAAAACGGAAAATCGCAGCAACCTTGCGTCGCCACGGGGCCGAAAGCGGCGACAGCACCACACCGTGTCCGCTATAGGCATGGATAAAAGACGGCTCTGTGCCGATGCTGGCCAGAATACCCAGATGCTTGGCCACAGCGCCCGGCCGCATCCGAAAAAGCAGCACATCGCCCGCGGCCTCCTGTCCCTGATCGACGGGGCGCAAGAGATCCGCGGCAGCTTCGAACAAGGCCTCGCGGCCCTCAGGCTCTGACCAATCGGCGGTATAGGCCGGAACAGCACGCGGTTCGGCCCCGTAGATCTCGCGCCACACCCCCCGTAAAAGGCCCAGACAATCCGTGCCCGCGCCCTTGCAACTGGCCTGATGCAGATAGGGCGTGCCAAGCCAGCCTTCGGCCAGCGCCAAAACCTGCACGCCCCGGCTCATCCTTGCAAACTCCCACCATCATTCACCGAAGTGCCTGTCGGATAGGCCGTCAGCCAATCTTCACCGGGAATATAAGGAAATCCACGGAAATTCATGAAATTGTTGAACTTTGATCGACACGTAGCAGCCCGCCTGTCGCACCCAGCCAGCAAGCGGATGCTGTCGCCAGCCACCAAAACCGCCCCGGTGCCGTGCCACAAATCCAGCACCCGCCCGGTCGCGGTGCGCCGGTCGCCCTTGACCATCGCCACCATGCCAACTGAGGCGCCCGACAGCACCTCGATCTGCCCCCGTTCAAACCAGCGATCTGCAAAAGAGGCGCCGCTTTCGATTCTGATCCGCCCCAGCACATCGATCTCGGCAATCTCTGCGGTCGTGCGATAGGCCGCCCCTTGCAGATTGATCTTACAGCGCCCGTCGCCCAAAACCGCGCTGCATCCGGCCTGAAACACCCGCCCCTGCGTCTGGTTGAGCCGTTCTGCAAGCCCCCGCAATTCCACCCGGAATGTGCCAGCCTTGCGGGTCACCTCGCCGAAATTGCCACGAAACTCAGCCAAGCGCTGACCGACATCGGCCCAATTCACCAGCCAGCTTTGGACCT